GAAATATATAAAAAGCAGGTAGGCGGGAGTCACTATAAGTCTATGGTCATTCAACCTTCAGAATTTATTAACAGAAATAATATTCCGTTCGCAGAGGGGAATGCAATAAAATATTTATGCAGGCACAAACAGAAAAATCAAAAAGAAGATTTGTTAAAAGCAAAACATTATATTGACATGGCAATCGATAGAGATTATCCTGAAGAAGTGAAAGCAGAAATAAAAAAGAAATCAAACTCATGGGGGATTATTAAATAATGTGTAAAAGTCCGGAAGATTTAGATTTAGAGAATATTAATACAGTTGCTGTCGACATAGAAACTTATGATCCAAACTTAAAAACAAAAGGTTTAGGAGCAATAAGAAAAGATGGTTTTATTTGTGGTATAGCTGTCGCAACTGGAAAAGAGACTAGTTATTTTTCTTTAAAACATTCAGATAATGATAACTTAAATACAGAAAAGATCTGGAAAACTTTAAATGAATTAATTTTTCAAAACGAAAAGATTACAAAAGTATTTCATAATGCAATGTACGATGTATGCTGGATAAGATCTGTTACAGGTCAAATGATTAAAGGCAGGATAGTTGATACTATGATTGCAGCTTCCGTTATTGATGAAAACAGATTTAGATATTCTTTAGACGCTTTAAGTAAAGACTACTTAAAAGATTCAAAATATAAATACGATCTACAACAAAAAACATTAGAATGGTCTGGAGGTATGGTAAAAGACCCTATGTCTAATATGCATAAACTTCCTACACATGTAGTTGAAGAATATGCTAAGCAAGACGTTGATCTGACATTAAAACTATGGGAGCTTTTTGATAAAAAATTAGACGAAGTATTATACATAAAACCAGGGACAAATGAAAATAAAACTTGTAGAAAAATATTCGAATTAGAAACAAAATTATTTCCTTGTTTAGTTGAAATGAAATTTAAAGGGGTTAAGATAGATGTCCAAAAAGCTACAGCATTTGGAGAACATTTAAAAAAAAGAAAGAGACAAGTAATAGAAGCTATAAAAAATAAAACTGGTATTAAAGTAGATATTTGGGCTGCTTCTTCAATTAAAGATCTTTTAGATAAACTTAATATAGAAGACTATGAAATGACACCAAAGTCTAAAATGCCTAAACTTTCAAAAGATTATTTAAAAACCCACTCTAACAAGTGTTTAAGAATGATTGCATGGATTAGAGAATATGACAAAGCAGCTAATACTTTTGTTGACGGCTTATTGGAGTTTGTTCACGAAGGGAGAATACATGCAGATATTAACCAAATAAGATCCGGAGATAAGGGGACAGTAACTGGAAGATTTTCAATGAGTAATCCAAACTTACAACAAATTCCTGCCAAAGGCTTTATTGGTAAAAAGATGAGAGAGTTATTTTTACCTGAAGAAAACAAGGAGTGGGGAAGCTTTGACTACTCACAACAAGAGCCTCGTATAGTTGTTCACTATGCTTTAAAATTAGAGTTGCCAGGAACAAATGATTTGGAAGAAGAATTTAATAAAAAAGATGCGGACTTCCATCAGATTGTTGCGGATATGGCAAACATTTCAAGGACGCAGGCTAAGACAATTAATCTTGGTTTATTTTATGGTATGGGAAAAATGAAATTGCAGAAAGAGTTGGGACTAGAGAGACAGAAAGCCAATGAATTATTTGCGGAGTATCATAAAAAAGTACCCTTTGTTAAGACATTATCACAAGATTTAATAGGGTTTTCAAAAGAAAATAAATTATTGTTCACTTTACATGATAGGTTTTGTAGATTTGAGCGATATGAAACTACAAATAGGAAATGGAATCCTAAATTAGGTAGATTTGATGAAGTACCACTACTTACAGAAGAAGAAGCTAGGAAAGAATTTGAACGTCAATTCAGAAAAGCTGACAAGAAATGCCAAGGAAGAGATTTAACAAAAAAAGAATGGGAGTATTTTGATAATTATTACACGCCAGCTTTTACCTACAAGGCATTAAACAGGTTAATACAAGGATCAGCTGCTGATATGACAAAAAAAGCCATGGTTGATCTTTATGAAAAAGGAATTATTCCGCATATACAAATTCATGACGAATTATGTATTTCTGTTGCAAATAATTATGAAGCCAATATAATTCAGAATATTATGGAAGAAGCTATACCTTTGGAAATAAAAAATAAAGTTAACTGCAAAAAAGGTATAAACTGGGGAAGTATAAAATGATAAATTATGGCTTATTTAAATGCAAACATACCGGTAACTTACGCACAAATTAGAAGGGAGTATTTGTATGATCTTAAAAAACATCATGGAGAAGTCGAAGACTGTATTATCTTTGGTGTGGCATCGATTACAGGTCGTCCCATATTGTTTCATGCTATTATGGAGAACGGTGCAATTTTTTATCGCTTACCAATTAGCGCTTTTATTCAACGCGGTTTCGAAGTCCAAGAAGTACCACGAAGACGACTTGATGAATTGGAGTTATGGAATTGTTTTTCTTATTATCCTGCTGTTACTAGCTTTGATATTCTAGATGGCCAAGCTGGCAAATACATAGGTAAAGATAAAAAATGGCACAGCGGTAAATATTTATTTACTGTTGACTTTGCACATCCTGAAAGTAATATACTTGACACTGATCATTCTGAGATCCCGCACGAGCATAAGTGCGCACACATACTTGCGTTAGATGACGGCAACTATGCAGCACAACCTAATAATAGATTAATATGGGATATCCCATCATTTACAGTTAGAGACGATATACCTGACTGGAAAGTGCAAACTTCTGAGTGGAATGTAGAAGACACTCGTAAATGGAGAACGGAAAATACCGATAACTTCTTCTACGAAATTGAGGAAAAGAAAAATGATTAAAAAAATAATACAATGGGCTTGGAAAGCTATATGCTGGCCTTTTAAAAAACTTTGTAACTGGTAAAGAGTAATGACCAAATGCAAGACGTGTTACCATAATTGTCATTGCGATAGAGATTTCCACGCAGATGAATACGGTGTATGCACTTGTGATAACTGTGCTTGCAATAGTAAAAGAACTTATAAAAAACTAAAAGAACATGCTTCGGATATGTCTTTTGAAAATGAGGTTAAATACGAATGAATTTAGCAGATTTGTTAAAAAAAAATATAGTTATGGTACCGGTAGTAGCCTCAGTGCTAGTCGGAACGTTTACAGGCGTTAGGTACATCGTAAATTTAACAGACACAATAAATTCAAATCAACAACAAATCGTAGATCTTAAAAGAGATTTAAAAGTTGCAGAAGATAAAATTGTAGATCAAAACACAAGATTAACTTCTGCGGAATCTACGTGGCAGATGGCAGAAAATTTATACAGACAACTAGCAGATCAAGTTAGAGAACACGATTATGATATTAAGGATTTAAACAGGTAATGTATGGAGGTTCTCAGGATGAATTATTATTTTACAGGTTTACTTATTTTGGCTCTTACAATCTTAGCGTTGTTTGTAGAACCTGCGTATCCTAGAAACGAATACCTTAATGAGTATGGTGTAAGATGTGGTGAAATGGAAGTAAGCACAGAAAGACGTGATACTGATTATAATTATTCTGAAAGCAGCACACATGAAGATCAATATATTAGATTTACTTACAGAAAATATTTAGGCACAGACTGTAAAACTTCAAAAGAAAACGTGGCAATCAAACAACAATTAGAATTAATGAAAATGTGTGGTAGAGTTAACAGCAATCCTAGTCTAGCATTAAATGAAAACTTTGCTTTACTTGTATCTAAATGTAGAGGTGTAACCCCTGCAGGAGATAATACTAGACCAGCTGACTCACAAAGTTTATGGGATGACATGAAAGATGAGTATAAAAAAGAGAATCCAGAAATTGAATTAATGGGAGATAAGTTTATAAAATCAGGTAAAAGTAAATTGAAAATACCTCCAAAAGGGTATATATTACCAAAGCCAAAAGATGACTAAAAAACCATTAAATATATCTGAAGAAGCAGCTGTGCAAATGCCAATGAAGACGGTTGCTAGTTTGATAATCATCGTCGCTCTCGGCACCATGGGCTATTTTCAAATAATAGAACGCCTTAATGTTGCAGACACTCGTATACAAATAATGGAGAAAGATCTTGAAGAGAATACAGAGTTTAGAATCAAATGGCCGCGGGGTCAACTTGGGTCGCTTCCCGCAGATAGCGAACAATTTATGATGATAGAAGACTTATATAAAACAACAGATAAATTAAACAAGCACATAGAATCTATGGCGTTAAACAAAGTCAACATAGAATTTTTAACAAAACAAATGGATAAAGTTTTAACTGATATTGAATCATTAAAAGACAAAGCTAGAGATATGCATTACAAAAACGGTAACGGACAATGATAGAAGCTGTGATAGGATTACTTATGTTTGTAAACGGAGAAATTAAAGAAGCACGTTTGCAACCTTCAATGGCAATTTGTTTACGCGGTAAACGTGAAGCTGAAAGAACTTTTTCTGAATCAGTAACTTATAAATGCTGGCGTGGTAAAGCAGAATTAGAAGATAATATTGATGGTTCAAAATCGA